AATCCCACATCGCCGCCGAGCATGGTCACGCTTTGAATACTTCTTACTCCAGTATCGCCAGCTTGGAGCGGGATAAATGCGCCTGATGCGTTCGCAATAGCCCTATCACTTGTCACGATTGATCCGTTCACTGATACTGAATTTTGAATGACTGTTGAACTGATTCTACCCGCTGTTCCGTTTTGGTTGGTGTAGTTCACAAAAAACGATTGTCCACCTGTTCGACCTGCCACTGATACCGCCATGATCTTAACTCCCGCGCCTGTCGTGTAGCGGGGCAGGGTGACTGTATTCGTTAGGAATTGCTCATCAGTTGTGCCCTCGTCGATGAACGGGTAGAACATGAGATAATCCAGAAGCATCATAGGCATTGGCAATGGCGTTGCTGTCGTGGTCATTGCCATGATGTGACGAACGTGCTTAGTCAAAGGCGATACGTTACCTCCGTGAGATAACCCTCCATCGCCTGATTGGGTTAGCGCGATGGCAGTTAAAGGGGTCGCTGCGTAATACTGAGGCGAGGGGAAACCGGCAGACAAAGAAAGATCAAACCATATTCCCTGAGGGGAAATCTGATTCGATTGTTTCCTAAAGCTAGAATACCTGACCTTGCCGGATTCCTCAGCAGATGCTAGCTCTGATACTGACGCAAATCCCGCCATGATTTATTCCTGTAATCCCCCAACGCCGTAAGCAACGGCTTCCATCTCAGCTATGATTGGAGCTTCGGTATGATCACAAGTGCGAGTAATTACCTCAACCTCGATCAATACCACCTCTCCGCATTCCGAACATTTATGTGGAGTGGACATGATTAGGATTCAGTTGCGGTAAGGGCGTTGATTGCAAACTGGGGCTGAATCAAGTTGGATACAGCAAGTGACGCTGAAAGTGCGCCTGCGTAAAGAACCTTGCCTGCACCGCTCAATGCTGTGCCGATTGCAACGTGGGTGAGAGTTGCGCCAGAAGCTCCGCATTGAGGAAACTGAGCAAGTGCCGCGTTTGTTGCTGCGCCGCTTGCTACTGTCCATCCTGCGCCGTTGCGGGTAATCGCAATACGAGCATAGTTTGTATAGGCTGCTTCGTTGGTAAGCTGTGAACCACCAATGCCGGGCGTTGCTGTATGCAGCGAAAGGTAAAGGCTGGTTGCTGGCGCTGCTGATGCGTTGTCTGCGATGTTGGCGATTGCCGTCGCATTGAAGATCAGCAAAGCAAGATCGTTTGAGAATGTGGTTGATTTTGGCATGATGTTTTTTCTTTTTTTAGATTGGTTGCGCTCTTGTCACAATTAGCCCGGACAAGTTAGGGCTTGAGAATGCGGAGAAGAATTGATCCAAACTTGAATCGTAGGGAGAAGGTACGAGGCGGTAGTAGATGGTAGCTCCATAAGCGTATTGATAAACCTCCCCCGCTGCGATGGTGTCGATCAACACGGGGGCGGTGGTCCATGAATCTTTGAGCGTAACCCATCCAGAAACCCCGGTGGATTCTCCGGCCTCCATGATTTGGACGAGGATCGCGGGTGGTTGAGTTACCTCTAAGTTAATGACGGTTTCAGCCGGGAGTTCGATGATTAGATCGGCAGGCTGAGAAATAGATACTGTGACATCTGCCGCGCTTGGTTCTTCAATGGTGACGGAGATCTCAGGATTCTCTTCGATGGCGACCTGAAAAACAGTTTCATCACTGACTGAAAGTTCAATCGGTGGAGTCTGCGTCAGAGTTATTTCGATTGGATCGCTCATTTTAGGACGGTTACACTACCTTTTAGCAGGGTGATTTTATCGCTGCTCGCTGTTAGTCTTACTTTGAGCGTGAAATCGTGCTTGCCTAGCGGCCACTCTGCGGTAACTGAATCGGAAATTTCGTTAATATGAATAACGTTGGATCCTACTCCGGTAATGTTCGCTGTAGATTCTTCGGTGTCCCATGTAACGACGGTCACTCCGGCTGCTGTGACTATCTCCATCAATGCGAAAGAAACAGCAACGGCGGCGGCGGATTGCGTGACGGTCGCGATATTGCGTGCCGCGAACGTATCGCCTCTGGTAATGCTTGGGATTTCGTATGTTGCCGCCATGGATCGTATCTCTTGCGAGTTGGCTTGTGTTATATCGCCTCAAGATCGGTGTGTGATAGCGGCAGCAGTGGCCCCCATTAGAATCCCGTCACGAGTCCCGTGCTGAATTGAATTGAATCCCTCGGCTGCTGAATGATGTTTTTCGCGGAAACCGCACCGCTTAACCGTGAGCCGCAGCCGATGCAGCCTAGCAGAGCGTCAGCGCGGTCAGGGGACTTGATGCCGAGCTTTGCCATCTTCTCCTTGCTCTCACAGCGCAGCTTGCCCTTGTCGCTCCATTCGCTCTTCCGCGTGGTGATCTGCCTGAAGGTGATCGGGTCGAGCTGTCCGAGGTGAACGCGGCCCCGCTCGATCTCACGAGCTCCAACGTGCCACACTTCGCCGATGAGGTTCGCGTATTCTTCAGGATCGCTCGCAGCTTGTCCGCCGTGAAATCGGTTCATGAAGAAGCCGAGCTCTTCGATGGCGTCAATCATTACGGTTCCTAACCCGTCAGCATCTCCCCACACTTGCCCGGGCTGCAATCCATTCAGCGCGAACTGATGCACAAACTCACGCGCCGCTTGCATCGTGTCCTTTTCTACCCATGCCTTAGCAATGAAAGCGTGATTCCCCCTTCGTATCGCCAGTACGTTTTCGTCGCGCCCCGCTGCGAAGTCGCAAAATGCTACGGTCTCGCCTTCCTCGTTCATTTGCGGCTGGCTTTCGATGGCTTTGGCAAGCCGCTGTGAATCGATCACAAGCCGGTCCACGTCCTCGCTGAACTCAGCAAGGTGCATTGAGCGGAAGATTGGATGGTCTGATCCGTAAGTCTCCAAGTCACGCTGCCGCTTTGCTGGGTCGATGTGCGGACACATGTCAGAGCTGACCTTGATTGAGTGGAAATGCGCGGCCCTTGAGTGATGGGAGTCGTAGAATGCGCCACGCGGCGCTCCCGGTGAACTTGCCCATATTTGGAAGAGTCTTGTGCATCGATCAAACGCCTCATAAACGCCTTCCGGCACGGTCTTCGCTTCGTCGACCACGATCATTACGGGGTCGGTATGATTGCCGAGCTTTGGATGCCAACCTTCGGCCCGTCCGGGGTCGTCAGTCGAAAAGCCAAGTGCGAAGCCCTCTTCGTGTGTCTTGATCTCGGTTTGAAGGAAATCCCAATTTGAAAAGACGCGGCGGTGCGTTCGCATTGCGGGCCATAGCTGCTTCTCCACCTGCCGGAATGAACCCGAAGTGATGATAGCTTGCCCTCTTGGGTATGCGTTCAAAAACCACAAAACAATCGGCGCGATCACATCGCTGGTCTTGCCTGATCCGTTAGCGGCAACTAAGGAGAGGGGCGGACCACCTTCGGCTTGTAATCCCACGGATTCCATCGCTTCGGCCTGCCAGTCATACGGGCGTTTGCCTAGCTTCATGACCGCGAACTCAGCAGGACTCATTTCGTTTTGTGGGTGCGAGTCCCTCTGATATGTTTTCGAATGTCTGCCGCCCATGCACTCACTGCTTCGGCATCTTCCTTGCTCAGCGTGCCGTTGACGTTGCCGGTATGCTCTGTCTTAGCTTCGACCTTTTCAGCCTGTCCGAGCATCTGCTTGCCGAGCCAAATCAAAAGCGCGACGTTGCCGCCTAGTGCCAATTCAAACTGCTTTTTCCTGAGCCTTGTTTTCCCGTTTTCCTTCCCTTTCTCGATTTCCATGGAGAAACGATCTGCCAAAGTATCAACCGAGCAACCGACAACGGCAGCGATTTCTTTGTTCGAGCAACCGATGCCAGCGAGCGTTCCAACCGTTGCAGGGTCGATTTTTATCAATGGCCTTCCGATCTTCGGATCATCTTCTCTAGGTTGTTTCTTCGCGCTCATGGTTTGGACGTAGGTTGCGAGTGGAGCGCCGGGATCGGGGTTGAACCGTCCTTTGCAGACTGGAAGTCTGCCGTGTCCTTCGTGTCACTTCCGGCGCGTTTTGGTTTGCCGAGATACATTCCTGCACCGCGACGTTGGATTTCAGTAAATGGTAAAATCGGCACAGTCAAGCGTTCTCGTGCCGCCGGGTTGAGGAAGTAGATGTAGCGTAGCATGTGGCCAGATAGCTTTTCCCATTTTGAAATCTCCGATGCGTATCCTTTATGATATGCGGCCATTGTCGCCATTGTCTCACCCGTTCTTGGGTTGATCACCAGCTCGGTGTTTTTTTTGATTGCGGTCAGAACAAAGCCGCTCGCCCTGTAGATGGTGCCGTCTCCGCATTGCGTGCTGTCCGCAAATGAAATCACCCATTCAATATGGGGGTATGCTTTGCGGATCAATCGTAACGCTACGGATATTGCACGGCTCTCCGAGTTGCGCGGCAGCCAATCGGCAAACGCCATGCGGTTGAGTTCGATAAATCCATTCCATCCCGTATCCCGCACAAGCCCCTGGATTAGATCCTTGCGCATAGATGGTCCGAACTGCATCGCTCCGCCGCATTTTCCATTCAGAAAAACGCCAAAGTGTAGTTGCGAGTTAGGCACCACCTTGCCCGAGTAGTGGCAAGACTTTACGATTCGCGCCGCGTCTTGCGAGCTGATCGGCTTCACAATAATCTTCTTTGCGCTCATGCGAAAAATTGGTGGAAGTTTTTTTTAATTTTGTTTCTTTCCGCCTGTGGAAACAAAGCTATCTCAACTTTTGGATTTGATGCGGTCAGAGGATTGGTCAGCAGCAATACGATTTGCTGCAAAGTTTCCGAGATTAGGGGATCATCGTGACGATTTGCTAAGGGCAAAGGATGCCTTGCAAAATCCTGATTTTTATCGCCAGCTAAAGCGCGATCCTGATGCGCTTGTGCGATGCGGCATTGATGCGCTAAAATCAAAGTATTTGCGCTCATAAAATGGCGGAGTTGTCTGGTATTGAATCAGAAACCTTTGCAGGTTTAAGCCCCGTGCTCACAACTCCGTTTGCGGGATGCCACTTTTGATCGAGGCGATAGATAGCAGGATTTTTTGGAAATGGCAATGTTTGTTTTTTCAATCGTTGCCGTAATCCGCGATTGATCGGGTAGATGTAGAGGTGGCGTCGAGCATTTACAATTTTACCTGCGCCAAATAGATGCTCGCCGATTGCTTGTTGACCGCGTTTCAAAATATCCTTGCTGACGCGTCCAAATCTCATTGCGCTTACAAGATTTTTGTATTCGCCACGCTCTGTTTCGTAAAAATCATTGCATGGATCGGCACCAAAATAAAGCCATCCAGAAGCTTGAAATATGAATCCGACGTCATCCTTGCATCCTCCACTGTGAGTCATTACAAGCCAAACTCCGGATTTTTTGAAAAGACGCATGACGCGAGCCATCATCCATGATTCTGTGTTGTGACCCATCTCATCGCTGATCCAAGTCCTTTGCAGCTCGATGTATTGGCTCTTCTGAATTTTTCGGCACCACTTGGCTACCTTTCTTTCCGTCGTTGGAGCATACCCAGCAACCATCACGCCGACGCATTTTGATTTCTTGAACAGCCCAAAAGCGACCTTTGCGCCTTGTGGCCAAGTCCCCATGTAATGCTTTGCCACCGTGATCTTGCGCGCATCCTTTAGGCTGATTGGCGACACTCTGCATTCTGCAAGAAATGGATTTGATTTTGTGTTTATCATGGATTTGCCCGGTTGAAGGATTGGCAGATAAACGCCAGCGCGTTGCCGTTGCTGTTTTCGTTCACAGCGGATTCTCCATGCCCCATAAATTTTGCTTTCGTCATTGCCGCTTGCACGTCCTCGGCTTGCTCGTCGTGGACGGTGAAGGTCATCTGCTGGAACGGCTGCTTGTCATCACTTGATAGCTCAGGCATGTCGCCTTCTTCCACGTCAAAAGAACCAAGCTCGGACTCATCAAAGCCCAGCAATCCAAGATCAAAGTCAGCCTCACGCAAGTCCGCCAGCTCGATGCCGAGCATCTCCTCGTCCCACCCGGCGTTCAGCGCGAGCTTGTTGTCTGCGATGATGTAAGCGCGTTTCTGTTTCTCGTTCAGATAGCCTAGCCGGATGCACGGGACTTTATTTAGTGCGAGCTTTTGCGCTGCTAGGACTCGTCCATGCCCAGCGATGATGCCGTTCTCCCTGTCGATCAGGACGGGGTTTGTGAAGCCGAACTCTCGGATCGATCCTGCAATCTGTGCAACCTGCGCATCTGAGTGCGTTCGGGCGTTTCGGGCGTAAGGGATTAAATCTGCGGTTTGCAGTGTTTCGATTTCAATGTTTTTCGCGGTCATTATTTGCTTCGGAGTCATATTCGCATTTTATCGTTTTGCTAGTCGAAGAGGTCAACTTTCGGGAGTTGTCCCCGTGATTATGGTTTGATCGTGCAACTCATCAGAGTGACGCTGATTCCTAGCCGCTTGCCATGCTTCCCATGCTCTTTGCATAGATTCCATGTAGTAAATCTCAGATACAGGTAATAGCTTCTTAGTGCTTAATCCTCGTGATAAAGCCCACTCCTCAAACTCTCTTTTGATTTCCTCGCTCATATTTATCTATCTTTCTTGAGTCGGTTCTTTTGATTTCACCCAATGCCTTTGCCAGTCTGTCCCGCTGTTCGGTGATTGTGGTTAGCCGCGCTGCCATGTCGGCAAGCTCGCGGGATTTAGTAGCAAGTTTCTGTGAATACTTGGCGTTCATTTTTATCACGTCATCGGAGTATTTATCGCGTAAAACCCAAGTCAGCGGTTGGCGATGTAGACCTATATTCATCCCCCCTACTTTGACCCATTCAAGCCTAGATGACTCAACTAAGGGATTGCAGTTTTCGCACAATTCTGGATGTGTCGGTGTTTCGCTCATATTGTTTATCTTTGTGTTGATCGATCATCGCTCTAAGCCATGCCGAGCGGTGTTTCTTGCCGCCGGATAGCTTGTCCATTTTTGACCATTGCTCAGGCATCATCGACAAGCTAGATGATTTCATTTTTCTTCCTTTGCCGCTGCCTAGCGGTCGGCCTACTGGTCGTTTTATCATTCGGTTAGCTCGGTTTTGATCTTTGGTCGGTTGTCTACGATAACACCATCGGAGTCTTCATAATGGATTTTATTGCCAAATCTGTCATATTCTCTTTTGCTCCAATAACCATCGGAATCTTCATAATAGATTTCATTGCCATTTGCATCAAATTCCCATTTCCGCCAAGAGCCGTCGGAGTCTTCAAAATAGATTTGATTGCCATTGGAATCATGTTCACTTTTCCGCCAATAGCCAGTGGAGTATTCACAATGGATTTCATTGCCATTTGCATCAAATTCACTTTTCCACCAATAGCCATTGGAGTCTTCAAAATAGATTTGATTGCCATTGGAATCATATTCACTTTTCCACCAATATCCATCGGAGTGCTCACCATAGATTTTTTTGCCATTGGCGTCACGTTCACATCTCCACCAAAAGCCATCGGAGTTTTCACCATAGATTCTTTTACCATCGGCATTTTTGATTCTGAATGGAAATGCGGTTACGTTTAGTTGCTGTGCGATTGTTTTCATATTAGTCTTTGATTCTTAATTGCGATACGTTGATTCCGAGCTTAGCTGCGATCTGTTCCAGCGTTAGTTCGACTTGCTTTGGTCGGTTGTCTCTGATAACACCATTGGAGTTTTCATAATAGATTTCTTTGCCATTTGCATCACATTCACATCTCCACCAAAAGCCATTGGAGTCTTCAAAATAGATTTGATTGCCATTGGAATCATATTCACTTTTCCACCAAGAGCCTTCGGAGTCTTCAAAATAGATTTTTTTGCCATTGGCGTCACGTTCACATCTCCACCAATAGCCATCGGAGTTTTCACCATAGATTCTTTTACCATCTTCATCTTTGATTCTAAATGGAAATGCGGTTACGTTTAATTGCTGTGCGATTGTTTTCATATTAGTCTTTGATTTTAAGTTGCGATACGCTGATGCCGAGCTTAGCTGCGATCTGTTCGAGCGTTAGTTCGACTTGCTTTGGTCGATTGTCTCTGATAGAGCCATTGGAGTTTTCATGATAGATTTCTTTTCCATCGGCATCACGTTCATACCTCAACCAAAAGCCCTTGGAGTCTCCAAAATAGATTTCATTGCCATCGGCATCACGTTCACTTTTCCACCAAGAGCCATAGGAGTATTCATGATAGATTTCATTGCCATTGGCGTCACGTTCACTTTTCCACCAAGAGCCATAGGAGTATTCATGATAGATTTTTTTGCCATTGGCGTCACGTTCACTTTTCCACCAAGAGCCATCGGAGTTTTCATGATAGATTTTTTTGCCATTGGCATCATTGATAATGAGCGGAAATGCGGTTACGTTTAGTTGTTGTGCGATTGTCATATGTTTATAGTTTGCGCCCAGAAAGCCCCATCCCCGCGAGAGGATGAGGCGTTGCTAGGAGTTGCTAGGCTATCTCTGATAACACCCTAGTCGTATTTACCATAGTCATTGCCATTTGCATCACGTTCACTTTTCCACCAATATCCAGTGGAGTATTCATGATAGATTTTTTTGCCATTGGCATCATGTTCTTTTTTGCACCAAGAGCCATCGGCGTTTTCATGATAGATTTGATTGCCGTTTTTATCTTTGATGATGAACGGGAAGTCCTTGATCTTTAGTTGCTGTGCGATTGTCATATGTTTGGTTTGGTTTGGTTGGTTTTTTGGGATCATGCTATTACAGGTCACGATTTGCATCCCCTCTCCGGAAATCGCACCCATCCCAATCGAGGTATGATCCATCAGCGTCAAAAACCCGGAAGCTGTAGTTGTTTTTTATAAGGTTTTTTACTTTTTTGCCCGCGGCCTCAGCGGTGGAGTGAGTGCTGTAACCCTTGCCGCCATAGTAGGCGGCAAGAATGATGATGTATCCGGCGCTTGCCGGGATTTTGATTACCCGGTTCATGGCGTCGGTTGCAAGATCGTGGATGCTGCCGGTGTTTGATCGTTTGGATGCAATGATGATGTTTTTCATAATTTTGTTTGGTTTGGTTTGGTTTGTGTCGTGTCGTGTTAGTGGGGTGAATTAGATGGTCTTAATAGCGGCTTGCAGCTCAGATAATGAGTATCCACGAGCAAGGCATGCATTGTTAGCTGCTTGCATATCTTTAGCAGTCCAGTTTTGCTCTTTTGCCCATGCACGAGCCGTTTCAATTCCCGCGAGGGTTGCAAGCGGTGATTGAGCTTTTACGGCTGCGGTCAACTCGGCGGCAAGTTGCTCGATTTTTTTGTCGGTTGCATATCCGCCTTGCCCCTCATTATGCAGCGCGCGATATTGTGCGCGCTCTGCGGTTGCTGATTTAAGGTCTGCGGTGATTTCTGAGGTGCTGCGTGTTGTCATTTTGTTGGTCGGTTGGTTTGTCGCGTTGGCGATGTGCGTATATAATACCCGATTTTAATTGCCGTCAACAATATTTATTCGGGAAAGTGATTATTTCTTCGCTTTACTTTGGATGCGGTTTGCGATCGCAAAGCCGAGGTTCGTGTAGCAGCCGATTGCAATATCCCTGCGCTTCAACGCCTCGCTCAAATCGTGAGTCCTTAATCGGATCTTACGGCGTTTCCCCACTAGTTTCTGGTTGAGGACGATTGTGAATCTAACCGTCCATCCTCGCTCAGCCTCCCAGTGCATGTGATGCGTGTCCTTGACGGCTTGCAATACCTTGCCGGGCGGTTGCACTTTCGGGTCCGCGAACGTCCGAATGATTCGAAAGCGGGTTGCTTCGTTTGGTATACGCTTTCCGTATACCCACGACTTCACTGTTTCCGCGTGGACCGTCAAGATGGCTGCGATTTCAGCGTATGTGTAACCATTTTTTTTCTTAATCAATAGAACGATTTCAGAGCATTTTAGCCGTGAAAACCGTTCCGTGATCGCAGCCGCTCCGACTGCTTTTTTCACTTCGTCGATAAAATTATTTTTCATGCAATGTTTGTTCTTTCTTGGTTTTTGATTTTGCTTGGATGATTGCGATTTCGATTTCGCAATGTGCGGCGGCGATTCGCTTGATGGCCTTCGTTCTCAACGCTTTCGCTTGTCTTTCGTAGCCTTCCGCCTCGGCCATTTCCCATGCCGCGAGCTCTAGTTCTTTTTGCAGTTCTGGAGCGTTCATACTTTTTCAATTCTTGATGCCTCTAGCAGTCTGCCGATCAAAGGCGCTGCTCGGTCTTTGGACATTTCCCCGCTTTTGCCGATGTCTATCGGGTGCGTATTCGCGCTCCAAAGCACCGGCAGATCGTGAGTCGTGCGGTGATCGATCAAGCTGAAAAGGTTTCGCTCCACCGTTGGCGTCCAAGTGTTTTTCCCGAAATCGTCAAGAATGAGGATTCCTGCGCGTTTGCACGATTTGAAATATGCGGTCGCCTCTGCTTTGATATGCCGGTCATCGCTTCTTTGGTCGTCGGTGCGCTCTTGTAGCTCTACGGCCGTAGTCCAGACAACTCTATGGCCTTCCAGGATTAAACGCTCTGCCAGTAAGCCGATGCAGCGTGTTTTGCACTGTCCGGCCATGCCGACGATCCCTAGCCATTTCCCCCTTGATGGCTTCCAATCCTCAATTCTGCGCCATAGGCCAAGATTAAAATCGGCTCGTGATATTTCTGTTCTTCTGATCTTCGGCGGAATTACGTCGAGCATTGCCTGCCGCGTTACCTCTTCCTTGCGCTTCTTTTGCGCCTGTAGCCGCATTTCCTGCTCTTTCTCTTCATACTCCCCACAAGACTCGCAAAGAGCCTCTAGACGCATCAAGGAGTAGAATTTCTTCAGTTCGACATCAGACTGCCTTGCTGGGTTTGTGCATCGGTCGCAAGTGACCGGTTGCATTTCGGTGTGAGTTTTCATTTTTTAATCTAGGTTTGAGGCTCTTCCGCCCATTTGTTTAATAAAGTCTTCCTCGCTTGTGGGTGTTGATCCCGTTTTTGAATCGCCTTGCCGCTTGAGGGTCTCAGGATCGTCCGCCCATCGTTTCGAGATGAAGAAGTTTTCGGCCCCGGGGACGTATCGATTGGATGATCCGCTTGGGAGCGTTCGGATGACGGCTGCCGCCGCCTTCGTGCCGCTCAGCATCGCTTCAAAGTTCTCGCCTGCGGTTAGATGGCCAAACACAATCTTGAGTGCGCTTGCGACCTTCTCCCGGCGCGGATAGGCACTGACGACTTGCTGAGCTTGATCGCCAAAGTCGAGAATTTGAGGCGTCGGGTTTTCGCTCGCGCACTCTCTCTCTTCTATTCCTTTCCTTTCTACTTCCTTTCCTTTCCTTTCTATGGGTTCCGTTTGGGTTATTTTGGGTTCTTCCGTTGGGTTATGCGTTGGGTTATGCGTTGGGTTATGCGTTGGCCTCCCTCCCTTCGATCCGTTAGCTTTTGCAGCAGCTTTTTTAGCTTCTGATGTTTGCTTTCCGATGCTTCGGAGATGCTTGATTTCATCTTCTTTATCCTTAGGATACCCCCACACTATAAGGGTTTGCTCGCCCCATTGCCAAAGATCGCAATCACGCAAAGCCTCCTTTTTAGTGACTCTGACAAGCTGTTGCCACTTACGGTCACCCCACCCTAAACAGTCGTTTATCACGCCGCCGTTTTCTTGTCCGATGCAATATCGAAGAAGGCACAACCATGTCGCGCGATCTATCGGATCACTGCCTAAAAAGTTCTCAGAGTCGAGAGTTTGTATATTTAAATTAAGCCAGTTCATTGAATTTTTACTGTTAGTTTGTCAAAAGGCGGCATCGGGCAAAGTTGCTCAAAAGCCCTGTGATGCGATTCTCCCCGCCTTTCGTGATTGTTGGCAGCCTGTTTAAGCGCCTTCGTGAGTCGATTCTTCAAGCGCTCGTTCATTCGTTTTAAGTCGGCGTTTTCTTTTTGTAGTTCTGTGTTGGTTTTCATAATCCAAATGGTTTAATGTTTGTTTTTCGTGTTAAATCAGAGATTGCTTCGTCTCTGGTATCTCCCGTTCCCATCAAGTCGTCTCCGTGACTCGTCGCGTAATCAGCTATGTTTAGTATCGTCCTCGCTGCTATCCACGGCGTTTCCTCTGAGTTCGGCGAAAAATGCACCTTGATCCTGTTCTTGCGCTCCCACTCCTTGTATGGCGAGAGGCGTTTCACGGCGTCCATGTCAAATAATGATTTCATTTCACCGCCTCCCGTTCTAACTGCATCCCGGCGATCACCTGCATGATCGTGTCTTTCGGGAGTCGCAGCTTGTGCTTCGTGCGCTCAGTCGCTCGGAAATGAAGCGCGGTGAACGCCAGCACTCGCCAACCGTAAGCGGCGGCCTGATTCATCTTCTCGGAGTCATTCGTCAACCCTTTGATTGTGCTGTGACCGCTCGTTTTTCCGCCGATGAATCCAGAATGTCCGTGATATTCAAAAGCTAGTTTGACGGATGGTACCGCGTAATCGAAACGCCAGCGTCGCACGTCATGGAATCGGTATTCACAAACCACGTTTTCCTCTCCGAAAAGCGTTTGCAGCGTGTTGAGCAAGTAGAGCTTGTTTGATTCGCCGGGCTTCATGCTTCCTCCTTCGTTTTAAATGTCGCTTCCCAAAGGCTTGCAATTTGATGCTCAGCGGCCATCAGCGTATCGTTAAACTCCGCTAATCCGGCAGCCATGCGCTCGGTGTATTCGTCGCGCTCGATGAAGATCGGGAACGGAGGCAATCCCGGGCAGTAGCTCTGAAACCACCATCCTTTCGCGCCTGTGACAGCCATCGAGAAATGAACCTGATCGCGGTAAATATCCGGCAGTTTATCCTCTAACAGATATTTAACGTGAGTCGCGGGCAACGGTGCTTTTCCTTCAAAGCCGATTGGCTTACCATCGATCAGTCCATCCGGCGAGCATCCCGCCGATCCCGTCAAAGACTTAGCGAATCCCACTTCGATGATCTTCTCTCCGCTCCATTCTTGGAATTCCGCAACCGCTTCTTTTTCGAGTCGCAGCCCGTTCCACACAGCCCACAAAGCAGGGTTGCGCGGCGGCGGTCCATCAGGGTCCACTTCCCACTGATCCGGGACCTTGCAGCCTGATAGATTGCCGAGAATCTTATAGATCGCGGTTTGTTGAGCATCGAGTGAACCTTGCGTGACTCCCAGCGGCCAGTTGTCCGATAAAGCTAGAAGCTGATCCTTATTGAGCGTGGATTTGTAGATGATCTCTTTCGCGTCTAGGACGGCTTTAATCTCAGGGAGGGTCAATCGGCAAGAAGGACGCTCAGCGAGCCATGCGCCAGCTTGTGAGGCGGTCAGCTTGTCCTTGCGGATTTCGTGCCATTCAGCGGATCGTTGCGGCATCATGGAGATTTCGCAATCTGGGAAGAGTGATTTTAGATCACTCACTTCGCACCTCCTTTCTGCACGCCGTCAGCAATCGCTTGTGCGTTTTCAGTTAGTTGCACCATGTCTTCGGTGGTCAGTTCGCTTTCGTTCGATTCTGTCCATCCTGCTTTTTTCGCACGGGCGAAGAATGTGTCGGGAGTGACGGCGGTTTCCTTGATCGCTTCAAAAATCGAAAAGCGAGCTTCGTTCCGCGCTTCGATGTCGGCTTGCTCTTGGTCGTCGTCTTTCGTCACAACTTCGGCTTCCGGCGTAGGTCGTGGTGCAGGCTGTGGCGCCTCTTCTTTCTCAGCAGCGAGGCGGAAGGGGTTTTCTTTCGGCAACTCCGCTTTCGGCGTGACGTTGCGAGGATTGTTGAACTCATGCTCATCAGCCTTTGTGATTGCGTCGGCGATCTCGGGGGAGATCGTCAGCCATTTAGTGAGGCGGCGAAATGCGGTTTTTTTCCACATCTCCCCTTCGTTGTCATTCCATGGACCGCGCTTTTTATATTTTAACCAAGCTCCCCATGCGGATGATTTTTCACGGATCGCCTCAATCTCATCTTTAGACATGATCGACGCTTGAACGCTGCCGTCTTTTAGCCACACTTGAGCGTATGCTGCGTATGCTTGTCCGCGTCCTTGGTTAAGGTCAAAAGTATGCTTTTGGACCTCCCCCATAGAATGCTCGAAAACGTCATTCTCGCACACGATATCAGCGTGAATTTTTGCAACGTCGCCGGATCTTCTCACAAGTGAAACGAGTCCTTTGTAGTCGATTATCAACGTGCATTCTTGTCCGTAAGGAATCAAATGCGCGTGCCTGCCGTCCGGCTCTAATCCCATCGCGGAAAGATCGAGCAAGCATTTGAAAACGCTCTCTTGAGTGCATTCCTTGAGCTTCGGCGTCCTACTCAAAGCGGTGATCGCAATGCGTCCGAATCGCTCAGGAGAAAGGTGCTTAGGAAGTGCCGCAGCAAATTGCTGTAGCATTGCCGGGGAAGCGATCATTGATTTTAGATCGCGGGGTGCGGGTTGTGTTGTTATGGTCGTGCTCATATTTTTATATTCGTTAAATTTGCTCTGCATCGCGAGCCGCGTTCGGGTTGCCTTTGCCAGGAGGCTGTAAAAATTGGTTTTCGAGTTCGTGAAGCCTCATGTGTCGTGCGCTTTCCATCGCTTGACGGATCGAATGATGGATAAACAAGACGGCGGCGAGTGCTGAAACCGCCAGCAGTCCAGGCGATTCATCTTGGTAGCCGATAGCCGCACCGATGATAGCAGAAACGGTTAGAACGATGCTGAGAAGTAAGAACATCGAATGCCGGCGAGCCTCGCGGAGTAGTCTTTCGGATCGGTTCATGCGTAAGCCCTCCTTGCTTTCTTTGCGGCGCGTTCACGCTTGTTTTGCTCGCGAACGTATGCCTCTAGACGCTCCGTATCGGATGGATGAAGTCCTTTCTGGCCGGATAGCTCGCGAAGGCTCTGAATGATAGCCGCGAGCGTCTTATCGCTCAGCGTGTGAATGGCGTAGAATCTCATGGTGATTCCTCCCATTGTTGATCTGCGCTATCCCATCCGCACAACCACTGCAAGCGGTCAGCGTCTTGGGAATATGGATTGTGATCGCGCTCATAGCAGCAAATGCGATCCTCAAAGCCCTGATCGTATGCGCTCAATTCTTCGTCCGAACCGTTGTCGAGTTCACGTGGCGCAGAATATCGGCGCGTATCTTCAATATCTGTTAAAAATGGCATGATTCTAGTTTGTGTATGATTTGATCAGGTTCGTTCGCATCCACGCTTGGCGGCTTCTGACTGACGGAAATACCCAGTCAGCGCGGCCAAGAGTGCGGTCGATCTCGCTCTTGATAGAGTCGAGCCAGTTGTAAAATGCCGCGCCTTCGACGCATAGGACGAAGAGCAAGAAAGTAGGGACAGTGAACAGAAGGATCATTTCGCTCCCCTCCCTTCGCTCCCCTCCCTTCGCCCTTGCGGATTCTCCAACGGCGCGAACGCTCGGCTATTAGGATCTCGAGGCGATTCTTGCCCCAATTGCCAGTATGTAGACTCTCTTCCATAATTTCGATGGAAGCTTCAAGATGCTCGTCACTCACTTTCTCTGCCAGATCGGCATATTTCGCCAGCGTTTGCGGCTCGCAGGGTTCTAGCGCTTCTTGACCTTCTGTATTCGTTGTGTTCATGTTTTTTTGAAATTCGGTGTAGCTCACGCTGTCTTCTTTTCCTCGTATCGGTGAATCATCGCTTCCCACTTCGCAGCGCGTTGCGGGTTATGTCGCGCATTTCGCGCAAACAAACGGCAGGCCATTGAGTAAATTCGGCGGCGGTTCATGCTGATGCTTTTCCTGTGATGGTTGCGAGAGTTTCTCGGCAGGCTCTTTCGACCCACGCGGAAAAGCTCATTCCCTCTAGGCGAGCGGCTTTTTTGCCCATCTTCTCGATTTTTTTATCCATCGTGATAGATGGCTTGCTTTTAGTCCGGCCAGTTACAGGTCGTCCTCCTTTATGTTTTACGATAACTTGTTTTGTGCTCATTGCTGGGCGTATAAAAACACATACAATGCGTCTGTAAAGTATTTTTATACCTTTTCGGCAAAGATAATCATTTAAACCGCCTTGAGCTCTTTAAATACTTAGGATAAACACCGGCAAATCTATGGAAAAAATGAACGGAACGCTTGAACTTCGTGAATCAGCTTGAAATATCTCCTATCGGCGCTCCTGTCGAGGCGTTCCAAGCTGGCGATCCATCGAGCTTCTTGTAAGGCCACCACGCGGTTGCCTCAAATTCCCAATCCGTTGACGTTGGGACGCAGGCTCCGTAGAGGCACTCTTCCGATCCATAGATTGCGGCAGTGACATAATTACCCGCGCCCGAAAGTTTTAACTTTAAGTCAGCGAGCTTACCGCTCTTTGGTCCGATTAGATAGTTAAGGTCTGTCGAGTGAGATATATCTAGGCGGAGGCCGCCATCAAATGAATTTATCGTTAAGAACCTAACCCCAACATAAATCTCATTCAAGGAGTCGTATGGGTTTCCTGATTCATTCAAATCAACCCATGCGACTACCGTAGAGAAAGCAATACGGACAGACCCAAGTCGATAAGGGAAGGCTGGGGACATTGCTGATGCATCTTGAATCGTAGAGAATGGGGCATATATAGTTGGTTCAACCCCTGTCCCGTCCTCCACCCAACTTTGTCCGAAGAAGGAAAAACCTGTTTTAAATTGGTCGTTACCGCCATATAGTAAATAAGTATTGTCCAGTATTTCGTCTGCATTATAGTATCCAGTCTGGTTTGGATCGACTAGCGGAAATCCGTTAGCCCACAAAGCCCGTTCAGCTATCGCTTCTCGATAAGCAAGTGGGTAAGTCGTCCCTCCGTTTATTCCTCCTACCGTTAGGTATGTGGGATCGCTGAAATAAGTGTCCCCATAATCTTCCATAGGTTTATCAGGAGTTTCATCATTGGTTACCGCAACCCAAGCTCTGCGTGTGTAAGCTGCGTTAGTATCACCGTTTGTAAGTTCCCATTCGACTTTTTCAGTCGGCGGTGTAACTGATGTGAGGGTTACTACGGCAGCGTATACAGACCCCATTCCATCGTCAGCAGTCTGCGTAGCGGAACCACTTACCCATTTAGCATCTCTAACCCTGCTCATCAATTCGGCAAGTTGGGCGATTGTTACGCGCATTGGATACGCAGTGCCGTCACCACACTCCACGCTTCCATCTACGGGGTCAGTTCCGCCTGTTTCCCACCCTTTGACGAACTTAACGCGGGGGTCTGTGATCGACACCCCAGTTTTGTCTACTGGGGGAGTTGCGACCCAATCCATGAATGTCTTAGCAACACAGACTCCTGCCGTTCGCTCTCGGAATGTAACGCGGTCAGCCATTAGGTCGCTTCATTATATGGATGCGCGGCGAATACTTTGCAATATGCGCCGTTTATAAATCCGTAAGTAATCATCTGCGATTCATGAGTGCATTGGATGACTGCCGGCTCGTCGTCGCCGTCAAACTCAATCTTGCCGATTCGCAATCTGATCTTGTTTTGGGCGGGCGGGGTCACAGTGTCGAACTCCACTTCTTTCGTGTCCGATGCGTCCACGGCCGCGAACGCCCAACTTGAAATGACGCCAGCTGTCACAGTAGCCTCTAAGACGATCCACTTAGTCGCGGTGATCGCGTTCGCGTCGTCAAATCCTGCGCTGCTGAGATCAATTCGCGGACCATTAGCGTCATCTGTGATCGAGCTTCCAACACTGGAGATCTCCCAAGAAAAGCCAGTGGCCAAGTTTCCGTTTATGATTACGCGGAAAGCGCATGGCGCGTTGAAAGTTTGGAGTGACTCATTCGAGGGGACATCATAATCACCGACAATCGTGCTGCCGTCATCCGTTGGCTCGTCCGAATTGCGGTTTGATTGCCAAGTTGGCGTGCGGTTGCGAAGTGCGCGTTGCAGTTCCATCCAGTCACCCGGCGTGAGGTATCGAGGCGGTCCGAAGGTGATATTTGTCGTGCCGTTTTCAATATCATAGCTCACGGAAGTTATCAGTGCGTTCATGCTTGTCCATTCGCTGCGTCCGCCTGTCAGATTCAGAGCCTTGCCGAGTAATCCTAGTTCCGTGATTTCATCTTCCGCGAGCGTCACTGATCCGGCGTATTGAGTAGTTGCGAGAGAGTTGTAAAACTGCTCAGCAAGTCCACTCGGCGCATCTTCACCGGGCACAAAGGACGCGAGGCCGCGATAGTTTCTCGTCGTGGCGTTGGTAGCTGTGACGACGAGATTTGGTGTGGTGTCCGGGATGAGCTTCTTTTCCTTTTCGGTCGGAACGTAACCTGGATGGAATCGAATCCCGAAAGCTACGTTCACTTTTCCAACCTTTACGCGCATCCAATCTTGCACCGATCCGCGCACAAGCTCGCGAGGCACGTCGGTCGGGTCTGAGATGATTTGCCTCGGCGTTGCCGCATTGATTGATGGCGGCTGAGTGCCATCAGGGACGACGGTAATCAGCGGCACGGTAAGTTGCCACCGAGCATCAGGAACGTCGGCCAGCTTCGGGAATTTCAGCTTTAGCCATGCGCGAAGTGTTTCTTGATCGGTCGGCAGGGTGCGCGTTTCGACCTGTTGCGTCTTGCTCGTCGTGCGGAGACCAGAAAGTTGGATTGTCGTGTTGAGCACGTTCGCCCCTGCGTCGGGACCGGCTGAGGGAAATTTATCGACTGAAACGCTCGTAGAGGTCACGCCGCTGAAATCTGCGAGTGATTCGTAAATGATCCGCACGGATTCGGGGACGCGCTCCGATACTGACCGAACGGAAAAACCTTGCACTGCATCACTGCCAGCAACGGAGAAACTGACGGTATCGGCGGTGGCTTGGCTGATTACGCTGATTGTCGGCGGCGTGGTCGTGTGATCCGTTACAAGCGTCCAGTCAGGATGATAGCGCATCGATGTCCGAATCACCTCGGAAATCGTCAAGTTTTCGATCTGCGACGGCCAGAAAGTGATCCCGCTAGGGAATGTTCCGGATTGCACAGCGATACCCACGCTCGCAGCGTAGTCGATGGCTGCCTTTATCTGCTCGCCCGTGTCGATCGCGGCTCCCGTGTCATCAAGTCCAAGTACGGCCTTTGGTATCATCACCGTGAACGGGCCGCCAAGGCTCCATGATTCTTGATAAGTCGTGCGCTCCGCCTCGTCCCATGCGTCAAAAACCTCAATCATCTGGCTTTCGGATTCAGGATCGGCATCGCGTGGATTGGATCGCACTTTGCCTTGGAATACTATCGTGTTGCTTTTGTATAAAATGATTGCCATCCCGTAAGTGAATCGATCGGCTGCCTCGTCGAAATCCCTGCTGATTCTGAGGCGTAAAGAGCTTGTCGATTGTTCAAGAAAATTCACGCTCGCGACTTCGACTCCGGCAGATTCCAGCGTCTCGATTGGATCGCTGCCGACTTTGATTTTCCAAATGGCGGACATTATTTGTTATCACGTAAGTTTTTGACTTGTCCCTTTAGGTTGTTGATTTCCTGCACGGCGGTGTTTTGCGCGGCGATGATCTGCTTGAGAAACTCGATCTTCGTGCCGGACATATTGACGGTTAGTGACTTGAAATCATTAGCGAGTTTCAGAAGCTCTTTTTCGTCCGCGCCTTTGCTTAGGGTTTCCGATGCGCCGAGCAATGTATCGCGTAAAGCCTGCGCGTTCGGATTCTGCACGCCCAATCCTGCATTCTTGAGCTGCGAAGACGCCCGTAACTGACTGCCGGGGATGAGCGATTGCTGTCTATTGAGCTCGGCTTCAGCTTGTTGGATTTGCTTCTCACGCGCTTCCTTAGCTGATTGCTCTTGAGCTTTTTTTGTTCCGACTCGTAAATCAATATCAGCTCCGCCTAGTGAGATGTCTTTTTGTGAATTGATGGTTTTCTTTTTGGATTCAGCTAGAGCTAGTGCATACGCCTCTTCCTGCGCTGCTTTTGCCGCCGCCTCTCTAGCTTTCGCTAGATCCTCTTCCGCTTTAATTAAGGCATCAGTGGCAGATTCTGAAGATGCGTTCTTCAAATCTTCTTCAATTTCAGCGATTACTTTTGGAATGTATTTCTTTTCATTTTTAAGTGCTTCCAGCGTTGCTTTTTCCTCAGCATGCGTATTCGGAAAACCGAGATATTTTGCCACTTTCTGAGGTGCAACCTTTTTTTCCTGATTTGCAATTTCTTCATCGATTACAGCACTTCTGTCTTTGAGTCGATTTAACTTATCAGATGCAAGATCGTTTCTTTTTTGGGCGTCATTCGCTATGCCCCCTTGACGCTCAACGGTCTGATCTGCTTTTTCCATCTCAGCGACCGCAGCAATTCTAGCAAGGGTGGCTTTTTTATTTTCCATTTCTATATCAGCAAGATCGGCTTGGCGTTTTTTCTCCGCTGAATCTTTTCGGATTTTTGAAATGTTTAGTAGCTTAGATTCTTCGTCCATGTCAGACCCTTCGATCTGCTTGATTGCAAATGCTGCCTCGGCGTCTTGGCGTCCTGTCTCAATATCAAGTAGCTGTTTCTCGAATGCGATCTGACGAGATAGAAAACCAAGGATTCCTTGGATCTGATCTTTCCTCGCCTCATACGCTTTTGTTCCTTTTTGTATAGATTCGATATTCAAAGCGGTGGCTGCATCTTTTTCGGCTTGGATCAGCCTCCTGTATGTTTCCTCAAGACTGTCGACGGCCTCTTTTTGATCTTTTGTTTCTTGTGTGGCGGAAAATACCGCGCCGCCGATTGCAAGTGCCGCGCCTGCGACTGCGCCCCATGGTCCGAGAACGCCAAGAAGCTGTGAGCCTTGTTGAGTGAAGGCACGGGCGGCAGAGGTTCCCATTTCGAGCTGCACCGCAACGTCGGCAACTTGATAGCCGGCATTCTGCATGACGTTACCCATTCGCCGTCCGTTATTTTGGACATTTTGAAGCTCCCTAGAGTAAGTGACTAGTGCCGTAGTCCTCGCGGTGTTGAGGGATTGTTTCGCAAGATCAACCTTCTTTGCCATGTCGATGAACGCCGCAGATCCGACCGGAATCTTCCTAAGCTGGGACTCAAGCTTTTTCAATTCATTCTCAAGCGCTTCGATTGATCCCGCTGCTGCCACTGCTGAATTTTGGACGGCATCGCCCATTTGGTCGGCTGCTGCTTTCGCCTGATTCATCTCGGTGGGATCTACCGCCAATCCCGATGAGCCTCCCTTGTCTTTGATCGACTTGTTAAGTTCCGCCTGCCATTCCTGTAAAGCCTTCTTGTTCTCATCGATCGCATTCTTCGCGTCCTTCGCGCCCTTGGTGTCGGCGTAAGTTTTGATGTTAATCTTGATGTCTTTGTCAGATGCCATCGATTATTGAATTCCAAGTTCGGCTTTTAATGCTTCGTATTCCGCTAGTTTAGCTGCCCGTTTTAATTCCGCTTCAGGTGTCAGGAACTCTACTGCGAGTGCTTGGATTGTTTCCAGATCGTTACTAGCTAGCGCGGATGCAACCTTTACGACCATGGAGACTTTGTAGCTTTCCAAAGATACAACCTTTGTTTTTTCGGCAGATAGTTCGGATTCTGCCGATTCCTTTGCTGCTAGAAACGCTGCGTTAATAGCTGGCGCAATGTCTGATAAGTCTGCTGGCGTGATAGCTCTCGCCTCACCTCCTGCTGTGTCGATAGTGTGTGAGCCTGAATAAGTGCCGTCTGCGTTTCCTCTAATTAGTATTTCGTATGGAATCATGATTTTAATTTATGAAATGATTGCTCTGTCTGTAACTCGTCTCCAGTTTGTGCCGTCTGAAAAAGCGATAACCGCGCCGCCCAATTCGTTGGGAACGTAGATTAAACCTCGTGCATAAGTTACCGCGCTTGGAACAGTGCCAACCGTGTAAGTTGCAGTTACGATTGGAAGACCCGCTTTAATGCTGCCGCTGCCATCCATCACCTGATAAGCTGTGCCGTTTACGCCATACCAAAGACCTTGGGTTGGTGCTGTGCCGCGTCCGAGCATGACCGTATCAAGTAGACCGCCTGCGATTTTGGCGCAGTTAACATATGATAAGTCCCCACCGATAGCAATGTTACCTGAGTTGTCGGTGTTAGTTTGACTTGTGTCGACGCTGGTGGAGTTGCCTAGAGCGACCCCACCGTAAGTGGCATAGGCGCCTGTGCCCACTGCTGCTCCGCTGGTGTTACCGTTGGCGTTGTAGCCCACTGCTGCTCCGCCGTTGTTACCGTCGGCGTTGTAGCCCACTGCTGCTCCGCTGGTGTTACCGTTGGCATAGTAGCCCACTGCTGCTCCGCTGGTGTTACCGTTGGCATAGTAGCCCACTGCTGCTCCGCTGGTGTTACCGTTGGCGTTGTAGCCCACTGCTGCTCCGCCGTTGTAGCCGTTGGAATTGACGCCCACTGCTACTCCGTAGTTGTTACCGTTGGCGTTGAATCCAAATTGCACCGAGTAATCGTAACCTCCGATTGCAAAGCTCATAGCTGCGCCGCTGTTATAGCCTGTGCCAGACCAATCTACTGTGGTTGTCGTGCCGTCACTGCCGATGAGTCGGCGAGTATTAGGTAGGACAGATTGAGAGTCGTCGTCTGCGAGCAATTGCGTGCCTTTTATATTTCCCGTCATCGTCCCGCCTGACCGCTGCAACGCTCCTTCTGCGGTCGTTCCTTGTGCTGCGGTGGCGTATAGCGAGTTGAATGCCGCGGTTAGAGTCGATACGATCAAACTCCACAAGACGTGCTTCGGCGTGAATGATACGGCTGAGTCGAGAATCGTAACTTTGTCGCCGTTCGCAATCGTGGCTTTGTTGGTTCCGAATTTACTCGTCAATCCCGCTGCGGTCGGGACGCGCTCATCGGCGAATCGGCTGTCATTGCCAGCAGCTACCGTTCCCGCGCCAGTGCCGGTATTCTTAAAGGCAGCGTCTCCAAGCTCATCAGCGGTCAGCGTGGCTTTCTCCCATGCGGCCGCGCCGTTGGTGGCGTCAAAGCAAAGGTATGCTTCCTGAGCGGTCAGATCATACCATTTCGATCCGACTGAGTAATTGAAAGTCACGTCATCGTCTACGGTTGGCGCAACTGTCGCGTTCAACTTGTTTTTCGCGGCCAATACCTCGATCCCGTTGACGAATAGTTTCGTAGCAGTCATAGCAATGGGCGTTGCCGTGCCGTCGCCCTTGTATAGGGCCACGGGAGTCCCGCCGTCCGCTGGTAACGCGCCTTGAACGCCGAAATGAGCGAGCCATTTGTAAGTGTCGTCCACTCCGCCCGGTGTAAGTCCTGTTAGGTCTGCTGCCATGATTTTTTATCCTAGATTTTCCCACTGGTAATTGATTTCGCCCCACGTTTGGCCGGGGATATAAACTCCCGCGTCGCCTGCTATTTTCCCGCCGATGATCTCCACGGTTTGCCTCGTCAGCCGCGCTTCTTGGCTTGCTGGCCAGCTTTGGATCGCCGCGTCCGGAATCCGCCAGTTTCTCCCGTCTTCTAAACTGATGAGAATATCAGCGGTAGATTTTGGAAGTGCTACGATGTCACTCAGTAGCCTGGCGAATCCTTCGACGACGCTCGTTTCGATATTGCACTTCATGAAGTTGAGCGAGGTTTTTTCATTGCCTCTCGCAAACGCCTTGATGCCTGCCGCCCGAACAAATCCTTGAACTTGAACCATTTGATCGCCATTGATCGCCAACGGCTCCCAAAGGTCATCATTATAGTCGAGAAGAACTAGAGCGATGCCATCAGGGTCGTAGGTGATGCGAGCGAATGAGCCGAAGAGTTCCATTTCAGCGGATTAGCTCAAGTTTGAGAGAGTTCCTTCATTAAGCACATTGCCAAGGACTCGCGCCATCAATGTGTGCGGGTTGAGGTTTTCGGCGAATTGGAAGGAATCCATGGTGAGCGATACCCATGTGTCGGAAGTGTCGATGAGATCGCCGTCCTGCTCGTATGCCTCACGGTGAAGCCATCCTTCGATCGCCTCGCTGCGGCTGTTCGGAACGTATGCGCCGGCAGTCACTCCATCAGCGTTTGACAGAAGCTCAAATTCAAGCTCGCCGAATTGTTGGATCGCGAAGGCGTGAACGAGTTTCGAGTCCAGGATGAATTCCTTGCGGTCTTCATATTTGCCTCCGCCTGTGACGGGTGCGCGGCGGGTGACTTTGGTTTGTTCGATCTGAGGCTCCCATTGCTCAATCGAGCCGAGTTGCGTCCAGTCAGCCTCGGTAGAGGCGAAGACAGGGAGAGCGGTGGAAACGACGGGCGAAGCGCCAACGGTTGAGCCTTCGCGGGCGAACCAAGCGTGTGATCCAATGATGATGTCTTTCATATTATTTTAAGGGTGTGTTTTGAGGTTGTGAGAGTGATTCAGTTAACTTTGACGAGTTGGACTTCGCCGGATGAGACGCGGAGAGATGCTTCATCGAAATCCATCGCTTCGATCTTGTGACCGGGAGCGCAAGTAAAATTTCCGTATCGGATAACTTTCAAGGCGATCACTTGCGCGGTCTTGTTGACGGCTGGCTTTGCTGCTTTCGGTGCTATTTCTGTGGCGGGTGCGGTTTCTTCTAACATGATGATGATGATGGTGGTGGTTTGTTGTTAAACGTCGCCTGTGACGGCTTGTAGGGACGAGAGGGGCGAAGTGAAAATGATCTGCGCGATGTCAAACTCGTTTTCGTCTCGGAAAGTGATGTCGCCCGATTTCAGCTTCATTCGCGTGTTGGATTTCAGCGTTGTGGGCCACCAATTATTCAGCGCGGCTTCAATCTCTGCCAGCAGATCGTCAGCGTCCTTTGTGTCCGATGCAGTGAGCAATGGCACGGTGAAAAGCGAGACGGTGAAATTGCCCTCATAGAAGCTAGCGTCGGCCTTGCTGGTATTCTTCGCGCTGATTAAACGAATGACGACGCAGCGGCCTTTCGACTTCGCCATGCGTTGCTCAAACTGGCTCTCGATGTCATGCCGGCGATACACGATCACGCGATCAGCCAACTCGGGGATTTGATCCTCGAGCCGTGCTTTCATAGTGTTTGCTAGTGTGCGGAGTCGTGACATGGATTAGAAATCTAGTAAATCTTCGCCGCCGTAAGACGATGAGGCGGCAGCCGCGACAGGATCGTCAGCGAACGCTTGCGAAGACATAGTGCGGAGATCGGCGAGCATCTTTTCGGCGGCTTTCTGTTCCTCGCGCCTTGGATCGGTCATGCCCTCGGAAACTGGGTTTAAGCCGATGAGAGAATTTCTTCCAATCACAGCGGCGTAATAAATACATAAATCAGGCAGAGTTCCAGCGGCTCCCATTTGGGTCGTTGCTGGGTTCGATCGGATCGCGCCTCGAAACATTGCGAGAACTTGCGCGACAATTGCCGCCATGCGGTCAATCGGTGTCACGTCGTCTTCGGTTGCGGTTACCTCATAAACCTCAAGCTCCCGCGCACTCATGCGAGCTTTTACATCATCGGCGGTAAAGGTTATCCAAGGCACGATTAGAATCATGAGGTGATTGTTTTCTAACCGCTATGTGCGGGAGTGGCCCCCGTGTGAAATCAATGAAAAAGCCGCCGTCCCACTGGCAGGAACGGCGGCTTGAGCTAACGACAAACTGAACGGATCAGACAGTGGTGATTGTGAGGCGAGCGGCGCAAGCAGCGTTGTTGACGTATGCTGCCTCAGTCCATTCGGTGATGACTTTTTCGCCGAAGTCTTTCTGAAGGACGCGAACGCCGCCGAAAGGGTTCGCGGATACGCGGAACGTCTTAAACGCGGATGCGTCGAAGGTGTTTGCGCTTTCCTCTGCGAAATACAGCCAAACCTCAGTTCCAAGCGCTTTCGACTTAGTGGAAGTGCCGTTCAGCGGAGTGTCTTTGATGGCGGTCGAAACCATGCACTTCGCGTTCGGATTGAGGAAGAGACTGCCAATATCATCGATTGAAGGATTGATCTTCTGCGTCCCAGGGTAACGAGCGATCACTTTGCTGTGATTTTTGAAGATCGACCATGCGCCAAGGTTGAAAACGACGCGGTTAGGAATGAGGCCGGTCGCGTTTGCGATGGTTTCCATGTAAGCGTCGATGTCAGCAACTGGATCATCCGATGCGCCCCAAACTTCGGCAGAGGCAGCGACGCCAGCGCGAAGGACGGTCAGAGTCTCATTCAGGCGGCTGTTGCCAGCCTGAGAAACGAGGTTTTGAACGCGAGCCTCACGGAGCAAACGAGAGCCTTCTCCAGTGGTTGCATGGTCAAGTTCGTGCGTGTCGATGATGTCATGCAAAGCATAAGGGTTGAGGCTGATTGAAAGGCGCTCACCATCGGTTTGAACGGCTGTGGAATCGCCACCGATTGCGCGTTTTGCGTTAGGCACTTGGAAGCCGGAACGCTTGGCGTAGTCAATGATGGTGAATTGTGCCGCGCCGGTTGTGACGATGGGAGCGAGGAAGTCAGCCAAAGGCGAAGAGGTCGATTGAAAGAGTCCCTTTGCGAATTGGTTTAGTGTGGAGATGTTTGCAGGAGTAGCCATGATCTTATGGAGTTAAGGTGTGAATTTTTGGGTTAAAATTAAGGAAGGATGATGTATGACGGAGAAAGAACGGCTTTGATTAGCTGTCCCGCGATGGTGGAAGCCTCAAGAGCAACCGCGAACACTTTATGCGTTGCGGTCGTGGACTTGTTGCACTGGCCGGAAGCGGCTGGAACGAGGTTGTCGCCGATAGCGATACCTGATGCAGAAACTTCTACGAAGACGATTGCGCCGGAACCGGAAGGGGCGACGCTGACGATTCCACTTGCTTCGCAGTCGTTAATAACTACGCCGAGTGTTACTTCAGTGGCCGCGGTGGTGACAATAGTCGTTCCCGCGGAGACTTTGACGATTTTTCCACGGGTTACAGCGACCGCGCCGTTCACGAACGGCAGGATTGGACTTTGATTTGCTAAGGTGCTCATATTTTTTAGGTGTGTGATATTTGTTTTGGTTTGGTATTATGCGAATGCTCGAGGATCGATTTCGGCGGCGCGTTCCCAGACGATCTGGAAGCCAGCGGATTCGCCCAGCTCGGCGCGAGCAGATGTGAGAGCGGCAGTAACGCGAGTTTCGCTGTCTTGGCCTGCTGCCGCGCCTGCTTTGACGATTGGATTGCCGAGTTCATCATTGAGCTTTGGAAGCTGAGCAAGAATTTCTTCAGCAAAGCTGTCACCTGCTGAAATCTTTTCGCGGAACTTGTCTTGCTTCTCGGTGTCTTTAGCGAGCAAGCGGCCATCTGTGACGGCTGCGCTCACAAGATCAGAGGCGCGTTGTTTGACGGCTTCGACTTCTTTCGCCTCGGCTGCTTCAACTTTAGTTTTGAGATCCTTGTTTTCAGTCTCAAGGCGATCTGCATCGGCTGCTTTTACTTTAAGATTTTCGATAGCTTTTACAGCTTCGGTTTCTGCATTTTCAGCGGCTGCGCTGATCGAGAGGGAGGCGTATACTAGTGTCATGTTTGTAGTGTTTGTTTGGTGTGATTCGCTGGCTGCAATAGCTCCGATGTCTCGGAATGCGGGTTCGGTGACTAATCCGCCGATTGGACCTTTTAGCGGTAAGCCGGTAGGGAATCCGTTGCTATCTACGTAAAATTCGGGCGAGAAATAGCGGACGTCGCGACCTTCTACTGCATCACGACCACTTTTCGACCAGTCCATCGCAGCCATGACGCCCTTCCCTTTTTCGTAACGGAAGGAAGTCGGGTAAGCAGATGCCGGGAACTTGCGGGTGTGCTCAAAGTCAGTCCAAGGCTTTACTGGGTCGCCCATGCGCTTCTGCAGGTCTTTATTGAGAGCGGCTGCGATTGCTTCGCCTTTGTCGGCTGGAATGTGAATCTGAATGCCGTTTTTGTTAGACAGCGGGAAAATCTTATGGCTTCCCTCTGGTAGGAATACGATTTCAGCAGGTGCTTCGCTGCTATTTCCGGAAAAGGAAATCGCAGTAACAAGGTTGGCTGATGTAACGAGTTGAAGCACGCTGTGAAATTGAGCAAGAAAACCTCACAATGTCATTCTGTGGGAGTGGCCCCCGTTAATCCATGACGATCCGATCTTCCTTTTCCCTGATTCTAGCAACGGCTTCGCGTGCATAATCGTCGGCGGTCTTGCTGCCTAGCGACTGGCGTTTCTGCTTCAATTCATCAAGCAATCGTTTCTTCACGTCGGGATTCATCGTCTTGACGCTCGCGCTCAACCCTTCGTTGAGTTCGGGAGGCTTTGCGGTTTCCTTCACGTCATCGACTTCCAGCCCTAACCGCTTCGCTTCTTCTCGGCTAACGTCCTGCTGTCCCATGCCTGATCTAAAGCCATACGGCTCCCATGACACCCCGAAGCCGCCGATCTGTGGGTCGTTTTGATACATCGCCCACCATCCTTCATCAGTTTTCAGCCTCACGTCGCCTTCATGCTCTGCGTGTCTCATGCGCTCGATCCCGACCTTGCGCTTGCGAATGAGGCGAGCAGCCGGAAAGCGGCGAAGAACCGCGGGTGTCATCCCTTGCTTCCAATTCCCGAACCCGTAGGCTTGTCGCACGTTCGTGTCAAAGATCAGGCGTAGGCGGCTTTCGCTTTTGATGGTGGATAAATCGTTTTGGTTCACCTCTGAGAATTCACCCTCGCTCGCCATGCCTTCCTTGACCATGAAGACACGCATCGCCCGGACGAACTCGGCACGGCCACCGGCCCGAATAGCAATGCTTTCAACTCCGCTAGGCGAAACAACCTTTTCAGTAGTTCCTGCCATGTAGTCAAAAATGAAAGCCTGCGCTCGATCAAGAAAACGTGCGTTCTCAACCCGTGACGAAAAGAACGAGCGGAACTTTACCGCGTCTTCTTCGCTTGCCCACGATGTCGAATCCCATTCTCGCGGGTTGGGGTTCTTGTCGAGGATGAAGCGGATTGCGTCCTCATAAAGCATGGGCTGAGTGATCATAAGAGTTCAAGTTTATCAGTTAGAGCATCGAGCCAGCCTTTCGAGAATTCGTCAGCAAGTAATTCTTCGGGCGGTATCGCGTCCGGCATCGGCGGCATGGTGACGCTTTTCACAAGTGCATAAACGCCGCGCACTCCACCGTCATCGGTCTTTTCCATGAGCACATTCTTCCCCTTTGGCCGAAAGAGTTTCTTTCTGGCGTAAATCTCATAATCAGCAACGCGTCGGCCTTTCGCATCTGGAATCAGCGGAATAGTGAGCCATGAAACGCGCTTCGGTGTGATCGTTCCTCCATTCACCTTAAAAGCGTAGTAATCCGCATTGTTTCCGATCACTGCGCCGGATGGATCAGCGGTGCGAAATGACCAGCCAGCCGCGACTTTTGATCCGAACTCTCCGGACTTTCCAAGTGAGCCTTGCATGTAGCGACCACCCTTCCATCCACCGCGCTGGCTGAATGCTAGGTGATACGTCTCCGCCCCTTCCCTCGCCTGTCTACCTCCGACCTCGTTGAGGTCAGTTAATCCGCTGCCCGTGAGCGAGTCGATCAACGCGCCGAGTTCCTCGGAAACCTTGCTGTCGATACTGACATCGATCTGAATCATTCTTCGTATCGTTTGACGCTTCCGGCGATCATGGCCGTTCCGATTGCTTTCTCGAAAGCATCTTGCAGGGCTTCGGTTTTGATCCGGTCGAATAGCTCAGGCATTTCTTTCTGAGCTTTGTCGAGCGCGGCCATGAAGTCTTCATCGGTGACGCTTTTGGACATTGCTAGGGCTGCGAGACGTTCAAAAGCTGGGCGGACAGGTGAGAGCCATTCGCGGGTGACTCCCGTTAGGCTCTCGAGCACGGAATCAGCGAGCATGTCCACGGTTTTGAGTTTATCTGATGCGGCAGCAGCCGCTTGAATTGCTTTCAGCTCGTCCTTAGTCTCGTCAGGTGGTGGCGTTCCTTTTTGTGTAACCTCTGGAGTCCTTACAGGGACGAGCTGAAAAAGTTTGTCGCCTTCCGCTGGGATAGGCACGCCGAGGTCCTCATAAACGAAAGCCTCTGACATCGGCAAGTTCATGCGGGTCAGAATTTCCATGCGCTCGGCCTTGGCTTTCTCATCTTTCACGATCTCACGCTTTACCCATATCTCCGGCGCGTCTTCACGTCCGGTGCCATAGTTGACGGCGATGATTGCGGGGATGAATTGATAAGTGAGAACGCGCCCGACGAAATCGCAAACTGCATCAATTCTCGCTTGCTTCGTGTCGGCGTGAACCTCTCCAAGCGCACGACTTCCGCTTCCATCTGTTCCGCTGGTCAGGGTTTGTCCAAGGATGAACGTATCGCACTGCTTGTCAGCTAGGTCGATAAGCTCGCGCTGCGGTAGGTTTCCTCCGCCTTTGGACGATTCCACTAGGTTTATCTTCGTTTTAGGTCGAGTGATGAGATAACCACGACTTCCGATGCCTGCGAGCATGCTGGCAACTGCGTTGTCATCTTTCGGGTCTGCTACTTCGGCGTGTCTCCATGGGATGCCGTAAAGCTGAGTGAAGTTCATAAACCACTTGAGACCATAGACGGCAGCGAGCCAGTAGGGAGCGAGAGCTCGGAGAGGTGCTGCGACTGAGGCGTGTCCGATGTGTCCTTTGTTGATCCCGATCAGGAAACGGTTGTCTGGGAAATCGACGTAGTTCCGGCTCCCCGTCAGTCCACTGGTGTCAAGCATCAGCCTGTCTTCGTTGTCGTCGCCGTGACGCATCGTGTCATAGGGATAGCCGAAGAAACGCGCAGGAACCGGCTTCGTGGCGCGTGGCTTCCACATTCCGTCTTTATCCTTGCTCCAAAGAATTTCTTCTACCTCATGTCCGATGAAATAGCTCATCGCGAACGTGGAGATCATCTCTTCCAGGTTGTTTTCGCCGCGCTTAACGTCCGGCTTCATTCTCCATACGATTTCCTCGATCTCCTTCGCGAGTATTTCTGACTCTGGCGTTGGATCGTCGCCACGAATAGCAAACGGCATTACCTTCCACGGTGAGTCAGCGACCGCTCTTGCAATTTCTCCGATGTTCGATTGCAGCTTCGGCCATGAGTCAATCATAGCCGTAAAGAGAAGATGCTGATAGTGAAGATCGCCATTCAAAGCAGCGGCAAGCGTTTGCTTTACGTCGCCCGGTAACTGCTCGCGCTCGAAAAACTCAAGCATTCTGTCCCTCGCCATCGGTAGATTGATCGACTGAGAGAGCGAATCATTGCGATCTGATGCCGCCGTCACTAATTCTTCACCGCTTGGCGTGAATGCGGACTTAACGAAATCTAAGATTTTTCCCATGCGCTGAGATTGCCAGCGTCTCTCGCGTGTGTCGCCGTGTGAGAGTGGCCCCCGTTGTTTAGCGGTGACGCCAATGACAGACCTCTACGCCGCAGCCCTTGGACAGTCGGTCAATATCTTTGCGAAAATGTTCGATCAATGCGTCTTGTGCGTCGAGGCGGGATTGCAAGTTGCGCCAGATGATACCGGCGAGCGTTGCTATTACTCCTGAGAGAGAAATTAGAGTGGCGAGAATCCAAGAGACGGGAATTTCCATGAGTAATCTTTAGTGAGTGGTTAAGCGTTTAGCAGTACTTCCGCTATTGCGTTGCAAGCGGATAGCCTTAAATCAGGATCGATCATTTTCGCTCTGTCCGATGCGTTGTCGATGAATCCGATTTCAAGCAAGAAGCACGGCTGAAATGACATGATGGCGATGGTGCTGTGCTGACTCTCGCTTTCGGTCTTCGCGCCTCGGTTCCTTGTCCCTAGCGCACCGCATACAGCAGCAGTGATTTTTGCAGCTTTTGTCTTATGATTTGTCCCTCGGTAAAACGTCTCTGTTCCGCTGGCTTTTCCGTCCGAGGCGTTGCAATGAAGCGATAACATTATGTCGCCGTGATAATCTTTCGCTATCTTGGCTCTTTCGCTGATGGACGCTGGGTCGGAATGGCTGACGCGGGTTCGGACTACTCGTTTGCCTCTATTCAGTAAAACTTCCCGCAATTCGTTCGCCCATTCCATGACAATATCAGCTTCAGTTATTCCGCTAGATACTGCGCCCGGATCGAACACGCCTTGCTTGCGATTGCTCATTCCGTGGCCGGGGTCTAGTATGATGATCTTTTTCATGAGGTGTATTTTAAGATTGCCGCGGCTACCGTGATGATGACGGCGGTGACTGCGACATCGTAAAGATGTCGCAAGCGGTCTTTGGGTTCTACGCCGGGCTGGATCATGGTAAGAATGCTTTAGGTGGATTTGCCCACGCGGTTAGTTCTTCCCGAACGAGGTTCCAATACTCACTCGATTCATCGATCTGTGAATGGCCGTATGAATGATACGCGCCCTTAAGCTCAACTGTTTGATCTGGATTTGATGCGACTAGATCGTGACCGCATGGCCTGTCGCGCTCTTGGCGGATATACACGGCGCGGCGAATGCCTTTCGGGACTTTGATCGTTCCTTTTTTCAGCATGGCACGGAACGCGAACGGCTGAAACATGGTTGAACGCGGCAACCATGTCGGGCGATAAACCGGATCGCAAGCAATCCATAAATCGACATCAAGCCCGATCTCGTAGGCGTATCGAGCAAATGCCGTTGCCGCTGCTTGCCCGTGAGAATAGGTTAGAATCGCAACGCTCGTTACATTTTGCCGCCTGAGTTGGTCGGCTAATTGTTCAATCTTCGTCGTCCATGTGCGCGGCTGATAAGTCGTGATCTCTTTCGACGCGAAGTTTCTGACGACGCGAAAGTATCCATCCTCGAAACCGTTGCGGGAATGCTCGGATTCACGAAAGCCTGTAAATGTTATGATTGCCTTCATTGAATGACACACCTTTTTTCAGTCGCCGTCAAAAGTCATGGCGTTGGAGTGGCCCCCGTTTAATTAGTTAGATTGTCAGAGTGAGGAATTCCGAGAGACGCCTTCTGGACGCCTTCGTTTATGGTGTCCAGATCTTGAAGCAGTGTATCTCTTACTGCCGCTCCAACGTTGGAAGTTGTGAGTAAATCGCCCGTAACTGTAATATCTGAACTAACTCCCGCCGTTGCTCTTGGTGCGCCTGTAAGTTCTCCGTTTCCTTGTATCGTTGCGATGATGTTTCCTATTGCAACAACTGAAGCGGTTACGTTCGATGACCCAGCAAGATCTGCAACCATCTTCCATATCATCGTTGCGGCTGCTTGGCTTACGTCACCGTTGCCGCTCAGATTGGAAATCATCTGGATGCTGCCAGTAACATCGGCTGAGACCTCACCGCTTCCGAGTAAGTTTGCGACTGCTTGCAATGCTCCTGCTAAGTCTCCCGATAAGTCTCCGCTTCCCGTGAGTGATGCTGTCGCTGATAAAGCTCCAACCAAGTCAGAAGATAATGCGCCCGCGCCAACTAGATTTGACTCAAGACTAAGCGCTCCTTTGATTGCCGCCGCGATTGCCCCGTTACCAGTGAGCGCTGCGGATGCAACGATGATGTAAACAATCCCTGCGTTTGTGATATTGCCCGTTCCCGTCAATGCCGCTGTCCCGTTCAATCCTCCAGCTAGGTTTAGGTTGGCTAAATTACCAGCTCCTTTAGTGCCGGTGAATGATGCAATGCCGCCGCTCTTTGTAGCTAATGCCCATGATGTCGGCGAGGTGGCGCCAAGCGGGATAGATGCACGGGGAGAACTCAAAAGAAATCCTCTAATGTTTCCGTTTTTGCCAGAAGATGCACGATCATTCAACGTCGATCCTGATATGGTTCGACCGATCATTTTATTCAGAACTCTGTAATTCCCGATAAGCATTATTTAACCCCACGCAAAATCAAGATGGCCGATAAACGAACTGTTTACAGGTGTGGCGACTCCTGAATAAAGAAGCCAAGTCAAACACGCTCCGTCATAGATCCGAGGAAGAGATGGGACTTGGTTCATCAAGTCGCGTTCCGCTGCAACTCCGATGGTTGTCATTGGTAATGTGATAAGAGGCCTTATAAGCAGAACCGAGTATTCACCCGTAGAATAGCTGGTTGAGTTTTGAATGGTTTCGATTGATCTGATGCCTGCATCCCCAGCTTGCAACGGCATCATCGGGTTGTATTTGCCCGCGCCCGTTCCTGAGTAAATAACAAGGGAGTTCGAGGCTGCGACCTTACCGATTGGCAGCACGCCTGGCGTAGCTCTCGATGCGGTCGCTGCGCTGTTCGTGTATCCAAGGCTAAGGTTGGGCGCGGAAACTCCGAGCGGTGTGGCGTTGGAGTTGATGAAGATAGCCTGAACCCCTGCGCCGTTTGTGTAACGAGGAAGCAAGCAGTTCAGCGTATGCACTCCCGTGCCGGTGCTTGTGATGTTGATACTTGTTCCAGTGACGGCGTTCGCGTAATTTGTCGCGAGCTTGCAAGTGGTATCTGTTACCTTAATAACAAAATAGTCAGTTGCGAGAGCTAAACCAGCGGGAAGCGTGGCTGTGGTAGTGAATCTGACAGTAGTAAGCGGAAGTAAATTGAAGAACGAATGAGTGATAGTATCCGTTTCTGCATCTGCCGTAAAATCCCCACGTGCGGTAAGCGTGTTCGTTGCCGCTTGTGCTGTGGTAGTCGTTACCGAAGTCACGCGATAGAAGCCTACAATATCCACAAGCACCGCAACGGCTGGCATGGTAGTTGCCGCTGCGCTAAACGCGCTGGCGTTGACTAGGTGCTTGTAGTCAGGTGCTACGTTGCCGCCATGTAAAATGCCTGTTGCGTTCGTCGTGGTGTCGGTGAGTTGCTGAAACGAAAGGTTCGTTCCCGTGTTCAAGATAGCGTCTGCCGCTGGGTTGCCACCCCCTCGGAATAGAGAATGCCACTCACCCGCAACCGCCGCTGTGGTTGGGTTAAAGTTTTTGTTCCAATCAGAACGAAAGAACTTTCCGTTAACTGAAGTTTCCTGAATGAAGTCGTCAAATGAAGTGAATCCGGGCATAATGTTATTTGGTTAGTTGAAAACGGTTTTAATTAGCCCGTGAATCGGAGTGCCTGAGAGCGATCCGTTTGGGCAACAAATGAAATTGAGGTAAGCGTTGTCCTGAATCGGTGGACATTGTGCGAAATTAAGAAAGGGATCGATTTCAACGGGTGCGTCAACTCCTATGATTTGCATTTGGCAAAGAGGCTTCACCAAGACAAGCGTGAACAATCCCACATCGCCGCCGAGCATGGTCACGCTTTGAATACTTCTTACTCCAGTATCGCCAGCTTGGAGCGGGATAAATGCGCCTGATGCGTTCGCAATAGCCCTATCACTTGTCACGATTGATCCGT